CAACTCGAAGATCACCAAAGTCTTCGTCTTTTAATCTTGCAGATATCTTTTCAGAACCCTCGTTATTGAGTCCGTACCATACAACAATTGCTTTTGATTTGACCATTCTGAATAATCTTTTACCTGGATTACCAGGACATATTTCACCTGTGAATGACCCTAACTCTGCTAGACCGAATCCCATGTGAGGATATATCTTTGTAAGTTCTCCGTCTTTATCAAACCCTGCTGATAAACCTACAGGATTCTTATACTCTATACCATCAACCGTAGTATGCAAACTTTCATGTTTGTAATTCATCAAGAGTGATGTGAGTTTTCTTGTAATCCAGAACTTACCTAAAAAAACACCTACACGTTTGAGTGAGTAATGTGCTTGTTCAGGTTCCATCAAGAATATCAAAGGTCTGATTGCTTGATATCCTAACCATAAAAAATTGTTTCTTAATCCTATTAATGTTGACATTATAATCTCCTAATATATGTATTTATAAGACCTGCTTATTTTAGAAAACTGTCATTAACGACAAATACTGCTAACATAAAAAAGAAAGCAGATAATTGTATGATTGTGGGAACTACTACGAAAAGTAAGAGTGGATCGAATGCGCCTTTAGAAAAGAAATCTTTTTCTCTCCACTCTTCAAACTCTTCTGGTGTAGCATCTATAGTGTTATTTAAATGAAGAGATAATTGTTCTGGATATCTTTCGACTTCCTGTTGAACAGGTCTCTTCCATGAATCGTTACCGATCTTGTTCAATACACTCATTATGCTTTTGGTCTTGGACAGTTGCTTCTTACAATATAGTTAGATGCTCTTCTGAGTTCTCTCTGATCTAAGAGATCGTCATTATTTTTATCAGCATAGTCAAAGAGAGAAAGGTTAACTGTGCAACCTGCTTCTTTTAATTCTGCTTTAGAAACATAACCATCTGTATCTAAATCTAGTCTTCTCATTCTCCAGTCATCTGCGAATGCATTACTAACAAATCCAAGAGTTATTATTATAGCAAATAAAATCTTCATTTTTACCCCTTAAACAATTGGTGCAATTGCAAGTACACTTGTAATAAACAATAGCATAAGAACCGTTATTTCAAACGTTTCTTCTATGTTTCTTTTTGTGAGTTTTGCAGTATGCTCTCTTACTTTTTCGACCAATTCAGTCATTATAATATAATCTCCACTTATATAATTATATAACTACATGTTATACGCACTTATTTAGTACGTTTCTTTTTTCTCGGTATGGTGTTCAAGAAAATTAGTGCAACTTTTTTTTATTTTTCGGTGGTTGCTTTTCTAAAAACTCTTCTAGTTGATCATCGAGTGTGATACCAGTGTCTCTCAGATCAAATTCTTCAACATCAAATATATCTGGATCACTGTTGCCTAATATTCTTGACATTGCTTCTCTAATTCTCTTGTCTAAATCTTTATGAATTTCTTTTGGACTATTCAATGGTATTGTATTTTCATTAATCATTTCAAACCATGTTGCACTTGCGTTATCATAATGTGGTATAAACTGTTCATTCATTTTACTTCTATGTACGACATGATCTTTCGGCATAAGTAATTTTTCATCAGCACTTAAGGGTGCATAAGGATAAAAGATACATTGCGTTCTTCCTGTACCAGGTATCATAGATAAATGGCAAATCATAGGTAATGTAATTTCTACATGATCTCTAGTATCTCTAGTCATGCCTACTATCTCTGCACCAGATCGTGTCTTTAAGACTTCGTATCTAGTTGGTGTTAGTTCTTTAGGTGTTGCCATGCAAGTCAAATTGTTTTAGTTCGTAAGGAAAGTTTTCCTCGTTATAGATATTTATTCTTTCTTTCAAGTGCTCCAATGTGTAATTATCACACTGAAGATCATCTGAAATGTCGAACAATCTCATACTATCTTTTCCATCTGTCTTACGAAGACCACGACCTATCGATTGTAAGTTTCGTATTCTAGATTTAGAAGGACTTGCGAATACAATATTATCTATTCTTTTTATATTAACACCTGTAGAAAACGTTCCGTAAGATGCAAGTATTACACTTGAATTACTTTTTTCTACAATCTCTCTAACTGATTCTCTGTCTGCCGTATCTGTACCACCATATACATAGTGAAGATCATCGACTCTTCCATCTAACATTGGATATAAAACTTCACCATGTTTTTCTACGTACTGAAACAATACTAATGTATTACCTTTTAATGATGCAACTAAGTTTGTTATAAAAGAGTTACGTTCGTCTGAAGATACAAGATAATCCATTTCTTCTTGGTATGACATAGTATGACACTTTTTATGTTTTAATACTATACAATCTATATTAATATTAGCAATTGTACCCTCTTCCATAAGTTCTGATGATGATATAACTTTCTTTACAGGTCCAAATAAACCTTCTAGTTGTAATCTATGAACTTCTGATCCGTCTAAAGTACCTGTAGTGCCTATACGTATCGCAGTTTTCTTCATCTTTTCTAAGATACCTTTTAATGTTTGTGCTTTAAATAAATGTGCTTCATCGCCTACCACCACTTCGAAACTTTCCAAGACATCTTTAGGCGCCTTACTAAAACTTTGCCATGTAGTGATGGTGATGTCCGAATCAAATACTTGCTGACCTGAATAAATCTTACAAATCTCTTTATCATATCCATACTCTTGAAAATCCTTCGCCATTTGTTCTACTAATGACGTTGTTGGTACTATTATTACAGTTTTCTTATTATACCAACGTGCTAATAGATATATGATTAGAGACTTACCAGATGCAGTAGGAGACAATAAAAGTTGTCTACCATACTTGAGTGTAGTCTCTACTGCTTCCATTTGATAGTCTCTAGGTTCAAATGGTAGTTTGTATTCTTTCATGAAATATTTTTTAAGATCAAATTTTACATCAGTTTTCTCACCGATAACATCTGTAATACCTTCGAAATCATATCCTCTTTCTCTGCAAAACTCATCTACATACGGTAATAATCCAACGTATATCTGATTTGTTTTAATAGAAAATAATCTTACTTTCCCGTCCCAAAACTTCTTCTTGTAAGACGGCATAAACTTTGCATTTGGAACTGTAAAAGAAAAAAAGTCGTACAAGTCTCTTGCGAGGCCATCATCGCAATTAACTTTCATGAAGACCTCATTGATCTTCTCAACTGTAACTTTAGACATGTCTTGGTCCGTGAAACCAACTTACTAGAGATATTCTAGTGCCACGAGTCACGGGTTTTACTTGATGATACATATATGACGGAAATACAATGAGAGACCCTCTTTTCTTTGCACTATGAGGGACAGATTGTATCTTCTGATCTATATTAAATTTCCTTGGATTTGTTGATAACTGATCGAATATACCACTCGGATCGATGTATTGAAATGTGCCACCCTCGTAATCATCTGGGTCAGACAATTGAATAGTAGAAGATAACTTTCTAATGAAACCTGGTCTTTCACCTTGATCGAAAGGACCTGAATCTTGATGCCATGTGTAATGATCACCAGAAACTGCCGTTCCGTCTTTCACTGCTTTAGACCATTCAGCATCGAAATTATCTCTATGATGATATACTGTATACTGATGATGTTCTACTTCAGACCATGCAAAGTTCCAACCTGATGTCATATTACAACTGTTTATACCCTGTGTAATTTTATTATCAAGTTCTTCACCCATCATACCATGCTGAATCCATTTTATATCTGATTGTCTTATCTTAGAATCTCTTTTACCACCATGCCAACCTTCACTGCCATCAGCATCTATTTGTTTTCCGCCACCCCCTATCATTCCAGGGTCCCATTCTAATCTTTCTGCCGTACCAATAATTAAATCACATTCTTGAGGTGTGAGAAACTCTGGTATTATTGCTATTGGTGTTGGATAATTCATTATTGACCTGCCATAAATTTACGCCATTCTATAGTATTCTTAATAGTCTGATGTCTCCATGTAATGTTGTCCATACATCTTTTAAGAAAATCTATCACTTCAGTTAAGTATTCTATTTGTGCTCTTATCTTTTGCAAATCGGGGTCTGCATCAAAGAATACGCCCATATCATTTTTCATAATCTTAAGTCCGTCAAAAGGATCGGGATTCCACCCTAACTCTTTTACACGATCATCATCTAATTTACCATTAAACCATAACCACTTTTCTTTTCTAAGTAACTGATATTTGAATTGTACGTCTTTTAGTTTAATGATATGATCAGTTAGTAGTTCTGAATATTTAGCATGTAATTTAGGTACTTCTAGAGACGACTTATCTAATTCAATATCGTCTATTTGAACGTCTTTTTTCCATTCTGCTTTGATGTCATTTAATGTCATAATCTATATTATATCACAATAGGTGTGATTTATGAAGTAGTTTTTATTTCGTAATATGTAAATCTAAACGATACTGTGGCAATCACTGGTTCTGCATCTGCACCAGATTCTAACTCTACACCACTTAATGATATAGGAAAAGCATCATGAAATCTAAAGAATCTATTTGGTATATTCTTATTAGTATTTGTTACAAGTGTAATATCTGAATATTGATTTAAATCATTATCTATAGATGCTAATTGATTCGTACCTGTAGTTGCTGTTTCTGTGTACGTGCCAAACAATGATGGGTCAGATACAGGAACAATTTTGTCCATCCAATCATATATTTCTTTGAAGTTTTCTAAGTCCTCATCTACTAAAAAGTTTACATCTAAAGTATCAAAAGATACTTTATCACCAGGGAAGAAAGCATTTACACCTGCACCTGCTGGTTGTTCTGCTTCAGAAAATGTCAGACCAGGTATATTAACTGTTCTTACATAATACTCTACATTTGGTACTTTATCTATCAGAAGACGAAAGTTATTCTTGTTTAATATCGATTTGTTAATTTGTGCCATATATCTATTTATATAAATACAACTATGAAGATATTCGTATCTATTGCTTCGTTTATGGATCATCAACTTGAAGAGACGATTGATTCTTGTTTGGATAATGCTAGATTTCCAGATAGAATCAATATTGCAGTCTGCGATCAGTCAAAAGAGTTCAATCAAACTGTACACGACAAAGTAAAATATTATACATTTATGGACTATAGATCAGCAAGAGGTCCATGTTTTGCTAGGCATTTATTACAAACAATGATGCAAGACGAAGAATACTTTTTACAAATAGATTCACATACTCTTTTCGACAAAGATTGGGATATAAATCTTACGAAACATATAGACAATCTAGGCAACAATGCAATCATCTCTGCATATCCACTTGATCATGGTGATGACGATGATAATAAAAAAGATTGGACTTGGACTTTAATAGTAGACAAAGACAAACTATTTGATCGTCATACTTATTTTAATACACAGGCAAGTACTAATAAATCTAAAACTATTCACAATGGTTTTTTATTGGCCGCAGGTTTCTTATTTTCTCATAGATCATTTGTAGAACAAGTGCCCTATGACCCTGTGTTTTACTTCGCAGGAGAAGAACCCAGTCTCGCCCTAAGAGCATTTACACATAACTTTGACATATATCATATACCAGATATACCAGTACGTCATAACTATATCAATAATGGTGAAAGACCATTACATTGGGATAGAGATGATGAATGGAAAAGATTGCAGATTATATCAGAAAATAGATTCTCTGATCTTATAGAAGATAGACTGCGTGGTGTATATGGATTAGGGTACCAGAGATCGATTTCAGATTACAGAAGATACTGTGGTATCGACTATCTAAATCGTGCTATCGTTTCCGATATTGCGATTGGTAAATCGACCCCTGGCAGTTCTTAACTACTTCTCGTTAACAAACTCATTAAGTTGTCTTGCGACACTAATAACCTCTTCAGTTGAAACAAACTGATCACCGTAAGGTTTTCTGTCGTTTGGGAAGTTGTTATTGTGTTCTACAATCGCCTCATTTGATCTATAGATATTGCCCTCTAATAGACCCTGTGCTTGATTGAGTAAGTCTGCTCGGATTTCAAATCCTGATTTTGGTTGTGTCATAATTCCTCCTGTGTGTATGTGTGTTAATGACCTTATATTTAGTGCGTAAAAAACTTGACAATGACCCTCACTTTTTAGTATACTTATCTTGTTAGTTCGAAATAGTAGTTTAATCAACTATCTTCTAAGAGAAGCGGCAAGACCAATTGATGATTGTGAGACCGAAGTTCGATAACAGACCCCGACGGGAACTACTGAAGAGTATTGGATCGAAGTCGGGGTCGTTTTTTTTGGCATAAAAAAAGAGGTCCCGAAAGACCTCTTTTATCGAATCAATGATTCTTACAGAATGTTAGTTACTTTTAACTTTCTGTAGTATTGGTTAGAACCGTCAGATGCTAAACCATTGCTTGGTGTTGATCCAACAAATGGGTTTGATACCATTCCGTATCTTGTTTTAAACCCGATTTTTGGTTGGAAAGTGTTCTCGCCAACTGCTCTCACCATTTGTAGTGGAACGTATGGACAATAGAACATACCAGCATCGTATGGATTACTTCCTCTATAACCAACTGTTAAGTAGTCTGAACCTGCATAAGGGTCAACATATACTTTAACTCTACCGTTTAAGACACCAGCAAATGTATTGCCTGTATCATCAACGTTTAAGTTAGTTGATAGAGCAGGTGTGTAATCTAATACTCCTGCCATTGATAGAGCAGATGCTACATCACTAGAACAAAGGATAAAGTTACCTTTTCCTCTTCTTGTTTCTTTTGCGATTGTATTACTTTCTCTTTCAATTTGGAATAATAGTCCTTTGAATTTCTCAACTGACCATCTTCCGTTTGCATCAACGTCTAAGTTGAAAGTACCAGCACTTGCTGTTGCCGCCGCACCAGTTTTTGCTTGATTGTTTACTTCTCTTACAACTTCTCTGTTGATTTCTGCTAATATTTCAGCAGACAGAATGTTTGCTAATTCTGATTCTGCATCAAGACCGTGGATTGCTTTTAAGTCTTGTGCTAACTCTAGTGAGTATTCCGCTTTGAGTGCTCTTGAAACTGCTGTAACAGTTGCTTTCTCGATTGTGAAAGACATAGCGGCGAATGAGTTACCATCACCTAATCCTTCAGCAGTCGCAGTGCTCATACCTGTAGTTGTAGCATTTTGATAAGCAGATGACCCTGCGAATGGATCACCTTCAGGATCTGAATTGACCCCTGCTGTATCATCATCTGCCCCGGCAGAAAATGCTGTTCTAGGTTCGTTGATTCCCATTGCTTCAGAGTTTGCTAACCTTGAACCTGATGGGTAATCTTGATATCTTGCCTTCATGGCGAAGATAAGTCCTGTAGGACCAGTCATTGGTTGAACACCGCAAATGTCGTAAGCAACGAGATTTGGCATAG